CCAGCGGTTCGTCAGGTCGTTCCACTCGTCGTCATCCATCGCGTGATCGACCTGGATCACGCCGCCCGGCTCGGCGGAGTTGAGGAAGTAGTTCCGGTTCCACTCCGCGCTGTAGCGGGCCGCCTCGATGTCCACCAGGACCGCCTGCGCCGGGCCGAGGCCGCGGTACGGGTCCATCGGGTTCGGGAACTTGACCTGGATCACGTCGGCGACGTCGAGCGGCACCCGCTCCCGGCCGTCCGGCGACGTGTACACCCAGCCCAGCAGGAACTTGTCCGGATCCGGGACCGGGTCCATCCGGTCGGGGCGCACCGGCCACAGCCCCAGCGGCACCGACGAGCGCGGGTCACGGTCGATCACCCAGTACGACTCGCCGCACAGCTCCAGGTACAGCTGGCTCATCTCGAACAGCCCGAAGCGCGTCCATACCGGCAGGCTGACGTTGCCCGCCTTGATCGTCGCGGGCTGCTGAAGCACCTTCAGCGCCTGGTGCTTGACAACCTCGGTCCGCTGATCGGAGCCCTGGTCTGACGTGGTGTAGCGGACCCGGCCGTCCTGCGCCGCCTTCCGGTACAGGCGCCACTCCGGCTTCGCCACGCTGCCCGCCAGCAGGTGGGCGATCTGCCACACGGTGCCGCTGGACGCGTATGCCTGCATGTAGGTCTGGAAACCCGACTGGGCCACGGACATGCCGGAGATGCCGACATAGCTGCTGCCGCTCATCGGGACCGGCGGGGCCTGATTCCGCGGGGCGCCCATCCACTTCGACAGCAGCGACGGCATGTCAGCCGCGAACCTTGTCCTCGGCGATGATGATCGCCACGGCGGTGCCCAGCAGGCCCCAGAACGTGCCCAGGTGCCACATGGCCGTATCGGCGAACCCGAGCGCGGCCATCGTGCCGGCGTGGTCGCCGACGACCTTCGCGGCCCTGCCCGCGCGGCCCTTCACCGCCGCCCGCCGCTTCAGGCGGCTGGTGACGTGGCCTAGCAGCGACGCACCCGTCACAGGAGGCGCTGCGGCCGCCACGGCATCACCGTCCCCGGTAATCGGCAGGAGTTAGATGCCGTCAGGCTAGCACCGGGACGGGAAAATCTTCACATAGAAGGCGTGTCGACAGGAAGATTTACGGCAGATCGAGCGGTCCTCGCTCGCGAGCACAGACTATGGCTGCACGCGCAAGCTCTTGCACGCGAGAGATGTGCTGATCCTTCTGGCGCACCTTACGTGCAATGCCGCGCCCCGATTTCGCGACCATGCCCCATGGCGACTGCTTGACGTTCCACAGCGGCCACTCAGTCAGAATCGCCCGCTCTTCGGCCATCGCGGCCCGGTTCCAGTGCGACCAGAGTTCCACGTCCATGCCGTAGACATCCCAGTACCAGCAGGGATCATCCTCGCGCCGGTGCCCGACCATGCGGACCTCCACATCGACGCTGATCCCGACATACAGGAGGCGCCCGTCACGCCCATAGGCGCGGTAAAGGCCATAGGCGCGGTAAAGGCCAGTCGGCTGCCGCGCATACCTCTTGAGGTGCGGAGAAGGCGGAAGTCGCGTCAGGTCTATCCGGGCACGAGGTTGGCGCACAAGTGCATTATAGTGCTGCACATGGATGCAGTACGCAGCGAACGCATAACCGTAAATCTCGCCCCGGAAGTGCTCTCCAGCCTCGACCGTTTCGCGCAGGAGCACCGCTGGACACGCTCGACAGCCATCGCCATCCTGATCGAACGCGGACTCAACGCCGAAGATGGCTCATAATTCGGGTGTATAGGCGAATCAGTTTTCATAGGCGAGGTACGTAAGTGGTGGCTTTGCGTGACGCAAGCGAGCTGCTCTACCCGTCTATCTACGCCGCCATCATGAGCCTCGACATCGACCGCGAGGGCAAGGACGGAGGCGCCGCCAAGCTCGCTCTCCGCTACGCACGGCTTATCGACGAGGCCAGCGAAGCCAAGCAGGCCAACGTCCTGCGCTGGCTCGGCCCTGAGCTGCTGAAGGTGCTCGAATCACTCGGGGCCACGCCCGCCGCCCGGGCCGCCATCACTGGCAGGAAGGGCGGCCCCGCCAAGGAGCCGCCTGACGTCCTGGTGGGCCTGAAGTCCAGACGGCGCGGTGCCTAAGCCGCTGCGCGGCATTACCGAAGCGCGCCTCTTCCCGCCGCCGCTGCGGCAGCTCAACCGGGGCACCAGCTACGGCTACGACGTCATCGACTTCGCCGAGGCGATCGGCCAGCCGCTACTCCCCTGGCAGCAGTGGGCCGTCAAGCATGCCATGGAGATCAACCCTGACGGCACCTACCGGTTCCGCATCGTCTTGATCATGGTGGCCAGGCAGAACGGCAAATCCCACCTGATGCGGATGATCACGCTATGGCGGATGCTGTTCGAGGAGGACTGCTGGCTTGTCCTCGGCACCGCGCAGGATCTCGCGCAGGCATCCAATCAGTGGAAGATGACGCTGCGCATGGTGATGGAGACGCCCGCGCTCGCCCGGCGCCTCGCCTACCGCCGGCACGTGAACGGCCAGGAGGCGTTCGGGCTGAAGAACGGCGCCGAGTACATGGTCCGCAGCGCCACGCCCGACGCAGGACGCGGATTCAGCGTCGACGGCCTGATCATGGACGAGCTGCGCACCCACAGAGACCGCAAGGCATGGTCGGCGCTCTACTACACGACCATGGCGCGGCCCAATCCGCTCACCGTCTGCCTGTCCAACGCGGGATCCGAAGAATCGACGGTACTTAACCAGCTGCGGGATTCCGCACTGTCCGGCCGCGACCCTTCTATCGGGCTATTCGAGTGGTCCGGCGCGGACGGGTGCGAACTCGACGACCCCCAGGCATGGCGGCAGGCTAACCCCGCACTCGGCTACAAGGTCTCTGAGGCCGCCATCCGCACCGCCCTGGCCGCCGAGAAGCCCGATGTCTTCCGCACGGAAGTCCTCTGCCAGAAGGTCGACGTCCTCGACGGGGCTATCGACGCCGCCGCCTGGGACGCCTGCGCCGACGCGGGCGGGGCGCTCGACCTGCGCCGCGGGAAAACCGTCGCATGCTTCGACGTCGCCCCGGACGGCGAGCACGCGACTCTGGCAATCGCGTCGCTGCTCGACGACGGCCGCGCTCGCGTCGCCATCGCGGCCGCCTGGAAGGACAGCCAGGCCGCGCGTGCCGGACTGGAACCGCTGCTGGACAAGATCCGGCCGCGAGCGGTCGCCTGGTATCCCTCCGGCCCAGCCGCGGCGTTCGCGTCGGTCCTGCGCAAGCGGCCCGGGGCGGTCGAGCTCACCGGTGGCAAGGCTGCCGAGGCGTGCCAGCAGCTTGCGGACGTCGTGAAGGCCGGGAAGATCGTCCATCCGGCTGACGTGCTGCTAGACGCCCACGTACATGCGGCCACCAGGCTCCGCAGCGGCGACGGCTGGCGGTTCGCCCGCGTCGGCGAGGGGCATGTCGACGCGGCTTACGCGGCGGCGGGAGCGGTCAGCCTCGCACTGACGGCCCCGGTCGTGCGGTCGCGCATCCGGCTGCTCGGCTGACGGGCCGGTCACGATGCGTCACGGAAAAACCGAAGGCTGGGCGGCAACGGAGGGGGGCGAGGGGCAGGCGTGGCTCTGGAGGCGCCTGCCCATGGACTTCAGCCGTTTGACGGTCATCACTATTCATATTGATGCTCATCGCAATTCGCAGCATCACATTCATTCCCAGATGATGCGTGATGACGGTTCGGGATCGCTGTCGCTTTTCCCGCGCCGTCCGCCGTGCCCTTGTTCGGCGGTGCGCTTGGCGTGGCAGCTCTTGCAGACCGCCCGCAGGTGCTTGTGCTGCGGGTCGCTGGCCAGCCCGTGGATGTGGTCGGCCTCGGTGGCTGCTCCGGTGCAGCCTTCGAGCCTCAGCTGGCACCGCCATCTAGCCTGCTGCAGGCAGGCGAGGCGGGCGCGCTTCCAGTCGGCCCTGCCGTAGGCCGGGTCTTTCCGGGCCGACTCCCAGGGCATTAGCAGCTCCGCCCCGTCCGTGGCTCAACCGCGTCCATCCTCTGCCAGGCGAGCACGATCGGCTCCGCATGCTCCGGCGGCGCCTCGTCCCAGAACGCGGGCGGCACGCAGCCGCCCGCGCTGGTGCCGTCGTTTGCGCTCACTACGCGGCCGGTGCGGGCGCTGCCTGCGTGCCCTGCGGGTTGTACAGGCCGATGAGGTCGTCGACGAGCTTGCCGACCGTGCTGGCGACGACGGTGACCGCCTCGGGCGGCAGGGCGGCCTCGGCGAGCTTGACGGCGGCCTGGGCGATGGGGTTGCCCTCGAGCTCCTTGCCCTTGGCGATGAGTCCGGGCAGTTCCTGCTCGAACTTGGCGAGCTCGTTCTTGACGGCTGCGTAGCCGTTCTCGATGTCGCCTGCGAATGACATGTGGTCCTCCTGGTGCGTGGTTGCTCTTACGGTAACCGGCTCGTCTGCCGGGGTCTGTGATGCGGCGTACGGGTCTTCGCGGCTGAACCAGCCGTCATGCGGCAGGTGTTCCCTGACGGCGTGCTCGGCGTGGTCCCAGTCGCGTTTGAGGTCTTCGAATATGCCGGCCATCAGGCTCCGTCCTTGCGGCCCGGGGCGACAGTCGCGGGTTCCGTCATCAGGTTCGCTTCCCGGCCGCAGGTGGGGCAGATGCCGAGCACGACGAGCGCGCCGCGCCTGAGCAGGTCGCTCATTGACTCGCCGGTTTGGTTGCCCAGCTTGCGGAGGGCCGCCACGACATCGCCGGGGAGCCGGAACGAGGCCATCTCGCTGTCGCTCACCGGCCCTCCTCCGCCAGCTCCGCCGCGAGGTGCTCCGTGCCTGCGGTGACAGGTGCGCCCGGATCGGGAACCTTGGCGGCGAGGCAGAGCCGGTGCAGGACGGTGCCGGAGATGCGGGCGGTCCACCCGGACTGGGCGCCCTTGCCGAAGTGCGCGGCGAGTTCGGCGAACGCGGCCCGCGTCTCGTCCAGCTCGTCACGGAGCGCGCTCACGTCCGCGACCAGCGCACCGACGCCGCCATTGCTGATCGCCTCGATGTCGGCGACGTCATCGACGAGGACGATGGTCGTACCGGGCGCGTACACGGCCCAGCACTCGCGGACCTCGCGGGCGCGCCGTGCGCTGACCGGGTGGTTGAACGCGATGACGATCGTGTCGCCGCTGGCGGCCTTGACGGCGGTGAGGATGCCGTCGCTGACCAGTTCCGCGGTCCGTTCGTGCGCTCCGGCCGCGCCTGCGGTGGCGGCGGCTTCCCAGGCTGCGGTGAGGTCGTCTTCGAGGACGTCCCACTCAGGGATGGGCTGGCCGGAGATGAGTGACTTCCCCCGGCTGAATGCGCGGTAGCCCTCGTATGCGGCCTGCCCGGGTGTTTTCCCGCTCATGCTTTTCCCCTCCATAGCTTGTTTTCGTGCCGTATGTATTCTCTTTTCAGCCACGGCCCTATTTCCTCGTCGAGGAACCGCATTGTGAGGCTGTCTATCCGTGCCTGGTGTTCTTTCGGCGTCGCTGCCTTTTGCAGCCACCTGCATTCAGCGTCGTCGTCTGCTTTGTGGCCGTATTCGCCGCAGCGGAAGCAGGACCCGGGAAACTGGCCGACTCGGTTGTCCACAGGCTGGGCGGTCATCGCGTCCTCCTTCCAGCTCAGGTTGTGACTACGGAAACCCGATGTGTTGGGTGGGGTAAGTGAACCCCCGTAGGGGGTTCTCTTGGTAAGGATGGGCTGTTGTCACGACAGGTGGTCCGGGCTGATCACCTGTCCTCACGACAGGTGGTCTCTTCCGATCACCTGTCCTCACGACATGTGTTCCGGGTGGTTTTCCACAGGGTTCCAGTCGGGATCGAGCATCGGGACGCGGGCCAGGATGTCCTCCGGAATGGTCAGACGGTACATATCCGCATTCCCGCTGCGGCCATTCTTCGAGCCTTCCAGATAGCGCCACATAAGGTCCCAGCCGCGAATTGTCCTCAGCGCGTCGCCAACCGTCTTGTTGCCCATCCCGCCGCAGACCTTCATTAGCAGCGGTATGCCGGGATGTATTTCCGCGCCCGTCTCGTAGTCGGCGAATGCCGCGCAGGCGAACCCGACGCATTTCACTGACGAGCTGGCGACGACTCGCAGCCATATGCGGGTCCACTCGCGCGGGTCGACCGCGATGAGCCCCGGAGGCGGGTCGGGCGGCTTGCGCACTCAACGTTGTCCTTGTCTCCTCTAGATGGCTGACGGGCCGCACAGGCGAAGGTGCCGCCCGGGTTACTCGGTGTCGGCGTCGGTCTTCCACCAGGACGGCAGTTTCTTGCCGCCGCGTCCCGCGTTGATAAGGTCGACCGCTGCCGCGGCGATGCAGTGAGCCCGCGGGTTGGCTGTCTGCTTCCTCAGTACTTCGGCCTTGTTGACGAGGCCTGAGACGCCGCCGTGGGCGTTGCTGAGAGTGGTAGTCGCTCGCTCGTCACTGAGCAGCCCGTTGTAGCGGTGGCATAGCATGCCGAGTCCTTCGATGACGGGACCGTCCAGCCCCGCGTCTCCGTATGCGTCGCGGGCGATCCGCAGCGCGCGGGCCAGGGTTGCGGGGCTGAGGCGGTAGACCTTGCGCAACGCCGCGACTGCCCCGACCGACCCGCTGTTCCTGGTCACGGAGACATGGAGTCCCGCAGCACGGACGATCCGGTCAATGTCGCTTTCTTCCTCCCGGTCGGCTCGGACTGCGATGCGGAACTTGGCGAACGCGCTGACCGCGAGGTAGTCGTTGAGCTTGAGGAACTTCTCGGCCTCTTCTTTCTCGGTGAGGCCTTCATAGGCCCAGCACTGGACCTGCTGGTCACCCCAGCCGATTCCCCTGAGTGCGGCGACGCGGTGCTGGCCGTCGATGACGTACCAGTAGCCGTCGCGGTGGTTCACGGTGGGCGTGCCGAGCTGCTCGAGGTCGAAGTTGGCGATGAGCTGATCGACGCGGG